TTCGAATGATAGGTTTAATCACAAACGATTGGGATCGGGACAATCTGAACTTCTTGCTTAACGCAAGCCCCGAGACAATGGCTGACTGGGAATCTCAGTGCGATGAAGACGACAGGGTATACGCCCAAGAATTGCTCGATGCATATGCTGAGGAATTACGATTGCAGGCTCATGACCTTCTAATTGAAGGTAAGATGGCATTGATGATGGAATATAAGGACGCAGAAAGCGTGTTAAAGAAATTTGCTTTGTAAGAGAAAATAATGTATAATAAACCTTCGAAACCAAGAAATCTTGTAGCAAAAGATTTGCGCACTCCAAAATACCGCATGCGAGTTGTGGAGTCGAAGGTTACATACACACGTAAAGTTAAACACAAAGGAAATGTAAATGCCTTATCCGCATAAGCTGAGCGTACAAATTATTCCTGTACCCAAGGACTATATTCAGGTTGTTATTGAATCTGACATTGGTCCACATACAACTTCTAAAGAGTTATATGCAACGCCAGAGGAATTTTTAGAATTTTGGAAACCATTGATTGAATATTATGAAGGAGTGAAAAATGCAAACAGTATTAAAAACGGATAAAGAGTTCGAAGAATTTAAGACCTGGACACTAGGAGTTCTGCATGACACGAGCGTTAAAGATTTGTGCGTTACTTTCACCAAAGCTGACGGCAGCGAGCGAAAGATGCAATGTACCCTTGTTGAAGGAAGAATCCCTTCCGAGAAACTCCCGAAGACAGCGACGCAAACTAGCCAGACTGCTGGATCCGCAGTACGTGTCTATGATACAGAAAAGGGTGAGTGGCGCAGTTTCCGTTGGGACTCTGTAATTAAAATTGAATTTACACTGTGAGGTTATTATGAGATCTGATGTTTCTGCTGTTGTTTTGTATCTGTTGCTTATTGCCGCAATCTTTTATGGCTGGATCAACAACATTGTTATTCTGTTCCATTCTTCTTTTGCCACTATCACTGGCGAACTTGTTTTGAGAACAGTTGGTATCTTCGTTGCGCCTTTGGGTGTGGTGATGGGTTATCTATAATTTTTGAGGAATATATCATGAGTAATTTGAAGCGTCGTCAGGTGATTGAAAAAGCAGAACGTATGTCCAAGGGTGGAGACGAGCGAGCTCTCAGCGAAGATAATTATCAACGCGATCTGTTGATTGCTTTGAATTACTACAACTCCAACCATGACGACAAAGACAAGAAGAAGTGGTTCATTACTCACTACGCAAAGACTGACAAGAAATCTGCAGCTGCCATGCTTAAGATTGATGAACACCACTTCCGTCATGCAGGTGTCCTCTCTCGATTGATTGAACTAGGTTCTGAACTTCAAGAGAAGGAACAAAAGTTTCTGGACGAGCGAATTGAATTTCTAAAATCTCAAGTAGACGTTCGTCAAAAATCCCAAGACAAAGCTGATAAGAAAGCTGCCGATGCTGCTAAGGCTGCATTGCCATCTAATGTTATCTCAATTCAACAACGTATGGAAGACAAAGCCCATGAAGTTGCTGGTGAAATTGAAGGTGCCATTGACGATTTCGTCCTTGGTGGTTGCAAGTCTGACTTCTCAACAAAGAATTATCTGCTTGCCAATCAGGTAGCAGGTCCAATTGCCAAGCGTGTCGGTGAGTTGTTTGTTTCAACAGCTGAAGAACTTCGTGAAGCGTTGGAAGGTAAAGATCCGCAACTCGTAGAGGGTTACTCAAACTTTACCAAGCGTGAGTTGAAACGATTCGCTGAGTTTGTTGAAGGTATCATTGCTGATTGTCAACAAATGGTTCAGACTGCTAAGGCTAATCGTGCGCCTCGTAAGACAAAGCCTGTTTCTCCTGCTAAACTTACAGCCAAGATGAAGTATCTCAAGGAATTCCCTGAGTTGAAATTGAAGTCAGTGTTACCATCTAACTGTGTTGGAGCTTCTGAGGTTTGGTTCTATAATACTAAATACCGTCGTGTAGGTGTTTATAAGGCAGAGAATGGAACGTTGTCTGTTAAAGGAACAACCATCATTGGGTTTGATATCAAAGAGTCTAAAGCATTCACCCTACGTAAGCCAGAGGAATTCTTCAAGGGATTGTCTCTAGGTAAACGTGCCTTGGGTGCTGCTATTAAACCTTTGAAAACAAAACCTTCTCAGCCGAATGGTCGTATCAATGAGGAAACAATTATCCTCGGGGCATTTTAATGGATCATAATATCAAGATAAGTTATGTCAAAGATACCTTTGATGTAGCTGTTATTGACAATTTCTACAATAAAGAACAGCTCGAAATTGTTCTTGATGAATGTATCTCTGTGTTACCACGAATGTCGACACCAGAGAATACAGCATCCGCAACTGGAGCTGAGGGAGAATATCTAAAGAGTAATCATGGTGCGTTTATTGAAGAAAATAATCCACCAAACTTTGTCAGATTTGATTACAACATCATTCAGTCGGATTCGTTAAAGAATCAACTAATGAACTTCAATTCATTGTATAGGATATTCAGAACAGTAAACACATCAAGCACTCTACTATCTTATTACAAAGACGGAGACTACTATGATATGCATACTGATGTTGCTCTCTTCACAGTTATTGTTTGGGTGTTCAAAGAACCAAAAGCATTCTCTGGTGGTAATATAGTTTTAGAGTCAGTCGTTGACGGTAAAGAACTGACTGTTGAATGTCTGAACAATAGAGCGCTGATATTTCCAAGTTGCACTCCACATAAAGTTACAAAAGTTTCAATGCCAGATTTAGAAAACTCTGGTAGATTTTGTATCACACACTTTCTAAATTATAACGACAAAAGACCTGTATGATCCTAATTGATTATTCACAAGTAGCATTAAGCGCTATTCTTACATTTCAACGAGAGTTGAAGGGAACCGACAGTGAGATAAAGAACCTTATTCGTCATGTTACTTTGTCAACTATCAAAGCATATAAGAAAAAGTATGGCAAGGAATATGGACAGGTTGTTATCTGTTGCGATGGTCGTAAGTACTGGCGTAAAGATTATTTCCCATACTATAAGGGTATGCGTAAGGCGAACCGAGACAAGTCCGACTTGAATTGGACTCTAATCTTCGACACTCTATCTGAGATGCGTGATGATATTGCCAAACACTTTCCTTACAAAGTTATTCACATTGACCGAGCTGAGGCGGATGATGTCATTGCTGTTCTAACAAAATATGCTCAGGATAATGAACTTGTTCAAGAAGGTTTGGTTGAGGAATCGCAAAAGATTTTGATTCTCTCTTCAGACAAAGACTTCAAACAATTGCAACTACATCCTAATGTGAAGCAGTGGTCTCCGATGCAGAAGAAGTATGTAACTGCAACCAAGAAAGAGATTAACGAATACATCGTTGAACACATTGTTAAGGGTGATTCTGGTGATGGTGTTCCAAACATCCTGAGTAAAGATGATGTGTTCATGGTTGGCGAGCGTCAGAAACCTGTCACTGCGAAACGTCTTGCCGAGTTTATCGAAAATGGTTTCGACGCATGCAAAACTGATGATGAGCGTCGCAACTGGCAACGTAACGCAAGGCTCGTGAATTTTGAATTCATTCCAGAAGAAGTCGCTGAATCTATCACATCTGCGTACATAAATAACAAACCGAACGGCGACAAGATGCAGATTATGAATTATCTTATGAAGCACAAGTGTCGTTTATTGTTAGATGAACTTGAGGACTTTTAATGCGTAAATACGTAACCCAAATGCTTGATGAAATTCAGGCTGACCCAAAAATTATCGAATCATACAAGAACGATGCAGTTCTAAAGATCTTGTTTGAGTATGCCTTCGATGCCAAAAAGAAAATGGTTCTTCCTGATGGAATTCCTCCATACAAACCAGCTGCTGAACCACTAGGTATGACACCGACAAATCTCTTTGGTGAGATGCGTCGTCTATATGTTTTCTGCCGAGCAGACTTAACACCATTGAAGCGTGAGAGTTTATTCATCTCTTTACTTGAAGGTGTTCATCCTTCTGAGGCAGAAGTTCTTATTGCTGTCAAAGACCAAACCCTTCATAAGAAATATCCAAAGATAACTCGTAAACTTGTAACTGAGGCAGGTTTTATTCCTCAGGTCGAGAAGAAGGTAAATGCGAGTGAGACATCTAGAGGATGACGATCGCGACTTCGTATTGTTTCTTCTAAGTCTTGAGGAAGACGAGTTTAAGATGATGTTAAACTCAATGACCGATGAAGAAGCAATTGTGATTCTAAACAACATCCAGTTATGTAGAGATGAGTTGTTTGATGATCAGATGGAACGTGATGGAATGCATGAAGCGAACGAGATTATAAAAAGGATTAAATTGTTATGATGTTTTGGAAGAAACCAGAAACTATACACATAGATTGTTTTATTTCTAATGCAACAGCGTTTGATAACTTTAGAATTGATCAAGCCAGCAAATTTTATCCTGATCTATTAAAGACGTATCCAAAAAAAGTTGACGTCAAAGTAAACCAAGACCCCAACAGCACATTGGTTTCTCATATTTCCACAATAAAAATGTGTACTGGTATAACAGATCTATTTTCCAATGGATTCATTCTGCCAGCATGGCACCAATTTTCTATAGAGATGACTCCTCAGGGTAATTGCGTTGTTTCATCAGCTGGGTCTCATTTTAATGCCGTCATGGTTGAGAACCATCCAAGGATTCAGTATGGCAATGATATCTACTCTGGATATAGCCACGCTAAACTTATTTCCCCATGGTTCATGAAAGAAAAAACTGGGGTAAAATTTACTTGGAATATGTGTGATTGGCATAGAACTGACAACGCACAAAATGTAAGAACTTTATCTGCGGTTGTTGATTACAAATATCAAATCTATACTAACGTCAATATGTTCATACGTAATGGCTCTACTGTCTCCTATGATGCTGGCGACCCTCTTGTTCATATGATTCCAATTTCTGATAAGAGAGTTAAATTACACCACCATCTAATCGATGTGGAAGATTGGCATAGAATGCGAATTCAATATGAGTTGCATTCTTCATACCCAAACCACAGAAAATTGAAATACAACAAGGGTAAGTGTCCCTTTGGATTTGGAAAATGAAAGAAAAGTGGATTAAAGCATTCATGGACACAGCGGCAAGGTTCGCTGACTTGTCCAGTGCTGTGAGATTAAAGGTTGGCTCAGTTGTTGTGAAAGACAACCGCATCATCTCTATCGGATACAACGGCACACCTGCTGGTTGGGACAACACCTGCGAGGAAAAAATCTATTGCGATGATGGGGATTGGGCAGAGCAACTTCTTCCAAAAGATGCGAATCAATGGATGAGATACAAACTGAAAACGAAAGACGAGGTTATTCATGCGGAAGCCAATGCGATTGCTAAGCTCGCTCGTGATGGTGAGTCTGGTAGTGGTGCTACTTTATTTGCCACTCATGCTCCTTGCGTTCAGTGTGCGAAACTAATCTATGGTGCAGGAATTACTAAGGTTTACTACAGAAATTCCTACCGAGATACTTCAGGCGTCGACTTCTTGAAGAAATGTGGTATTGAGGTTCTGCAAGAAAATAGTTGATACAAATGCTTGACATTTATACATAAATAGAATATAATTGATCTAACAGTTGAGGAAACCTATGAGAAAAATTGCTTTGACCTTACTTCTTCTAGTTGCTGCTGCGTCAGCGGAAGCTCGATGCTGTTACTATCGTGGAGGTTGGGTTGGTCCAGCTTTGTTAGGTGGTGTGATTGGTTACGAACTCTCTAGACCAAGTGTCATTGTTCAGCAACCTATCGTTGTGCAACAACCAGTTGTTACGCAACTTCCACCTGCTCCATATGGTTATCACTATCAATTAATGGTGAATCCTCAAAATAATTTTCAACAATGGGTCTTAGTGCCGAACTAAGGTGTATATATATTAGATAACCCTACAAAAAGTAGGGGAATTGCTTGACTTTTAACCAAAGGCGTAATATAATTTCTACTATGAAATCATTAAACATAACAAGATCGATGAGTAAACATCTACCGTTATCATGCGGTTGGACAGGCTCACGTTCACAGTTTAATGGAACACCAGCTAATGTTGCGATTGAGTATGATACTGGGGGTTTTGGCAAGTGATGTAAAATTACGTTACTTTACTTACCAAAACCCCGAAGATGAAAGTCTCGGGGTTTTTTGTTTCATAGGATACCTTACTATCATGTAAGGTTATTCTAAAAAGTGCTTGACATTATTTCCTAACTGATGTATAATCAAGCCCTGTTCTTTAACAATTTGCGTACCAAATTTGAAGTGTCTCTGGCGAAGGTTCGCTGGTAGTCAGAGACACTATGTTCCCGAGTGGTGTAGTGGTAGCACAGTTGACTTTGACTCAACTAGTATAGGTTCGATACCTGTCTCGGGTGCCAAATAAAAACACATTGATATCCGTAGTTCGACTGATGTAGGCGAGTGATGGAGCAAGCCGACTCTGAGTGTGTTTTTATTTGGTAAAATGTTCAAAGGAGAACGATATGAAGGTAGCTAAACCTTAGTGTCGCTCAAGATCCCGTATTGGTCTTGGGTTGGCACGTAAAATCTTTTTATTACGACAACCCACCCTAGATGTTATTGGTAGCATACTAGACTCTTAATCTACGAGGACTGAGTTCGAATCTCAGAGGGTGGACCAATATGGGGGTATAATTCAACGGCTAGAATAGCTGGCTTTTAACCAGTCTATCAGGGTTCGATTCCCTGTGCCCCTACCATATGAAAACACACTGCCGACAAATACATAAATGGGTAAGTACTAGTTAAACTCCCGTAGGTCAATGTAAAGGTTGCAAACTTTACGTATAGTGTGTTTTCATATGGTAGAATTCTTTGGTGTGACTATGATGTAGCGGTAGCATCTCAGATTGTGATTCTGATCGTATGGGTTCAACTCCCATTAGTCACCCCAAAGAATTTTATGCAGCTTTAGCTGATGTGGTCATAGCAGCGGATTGAAAATCCGATGAAGCAGGTTCGATTCCTGCAGGTTGCACCAAAATATACTTTCGTAGCTCAATGGTAGAGCAATCGGCTGATAACCGATAGACAGAAGTTCAATTCTTCTCGAAAGTACCATGCCTCTCCCTGACATGCGGAGTATAATGAGATAAGTTGTATGTCGTTTTTTTTGCCCTACTAGTATACTGGTATTATGTCGGTTTTGTAGTCCGAAGAAGGTGGTTCAATTCCATCGTGGGGCACCAAATTTATGTCGCATTAGACTTCTGGTGAGGTCATCAGGCTTTCAACCTGAACAGAGGGGATCGTAACCCCTATGCGACTCCAGTTTTTCTCGGTGTAGTTTAGTGGTAAAACTCGTGGTTTGGGACCATGGGTCGGAAGTTCGATTCTTCCCACCGAGACCAAGTTTTGAGATAGACGTTTGGATGAGTCCCTCGTGCGCTAGTGCCCTATTCTTGAGCATGACACACCAGTAGCAACATGAGGTTGTTAAACTCTCCGATACGAGACAAGCTGATGAGTCCTTGAGAAAGATAGTCGGTCTCTCAAAAACCTATTTTTGGGCTGTTAGTGATAATGGGAGCACGCTGGCTTTGCACGTCAGAGGTAAGAGTTCGATTCTCTTACGGTCCACCAAAAATATGCGGGAGTAGCTCAGTTGGTAGAGCACTTCGTTGCCAACGAAGATGTCGAGGGTTCAAGTCCCTTTTCCCGCTCCAAATTATGCCTCGTTAGTTGAATGGTAAAACACCCTCCTTACAAGTGGGATACGGCAGTTCGATTCTGTCACGAGGTACCAAGTTATGCCCGATTGGTGAAATGGATAATCATACTGTGCTACGAACGCAGAGGTAGGGGTTCGATTCCCTTATTGGGTACCAAGATATGGAGACGTGGTCGAGTTGGTTTATGGCTACAGTCTTGAAAACTGTCGGCTCAGAAATGGGTCCGTGGGTTCGAATCCCACCGTCTCCTCCAAAATTATGAAAGGATAAGATATGCCAAGTGTATTCTTAACAAGTGATACGCACTTCGGTCACGTTGGTGTGACTAAGTTTTTGCGTGAAGATGGAACAAAATTACGCCCATGGGATTCTGTTGAAGAAATGGATGAAGCGATGGTTAAGCGTTGGAATGAAACAGTGAAGCCAACTGATAAGGTTTATCACTTGGGTGATGTTGTTATCAACCGCAAAGCATTAAGTATCTTACATCGTTTGAACGGTGATAAGGTTTTGATCAAGGGTAATCATGATATCTTTAAGTTAGAGGATTATACTCGACACTTCAGAGATGTTCGTAGTTATCACGTGATGAATGGTTTGATCTTAAGTCATATACCGTTACATCCGCAGCAATTATATCGTTTTGGTTGTAACATTCATGGTCACTTACATAGTAACCGTGTTATGAAAACTGACAAATACGGTGTGACGACTGTTGACCCACAGTACTTCTCTGTCTGCGTTGAACAAACAGACTTCAGACCCATCTTGTTTGAGGACGTCTTGAAGAAAATTCAAGAACAGGGTGGTACTGTGGGATTCAAGAACGGTAACATATAAGGAAGGTGTGTTGCAAGGTGCGACAGGAGTTTGCTAAACTCTCGTTCAGAAATGGGCTGACAGGTTCGATTCCTGTACTTTCCGCCAGATAGGGAGGATCGCAGTGGGGTGTGTATCCTTAATAAACAGTGACCCACCAACCACTGTGTCCTTTCTTGTTGCGTCGCGACTAATCAGGGGTGCTTCCGTTCTCGCCCTGTTAAAATAAAAAATATGACGGAGCCAATGCGAGTGTGGTGGAATGGTATACATAGCAGACTTAAAATCTGCCGACGCAAGTCATGAGGGTTCGAGTCCCTCCACTCGTACCAGAATTTTCTCGCTTTAGTATAATGGATAATACAGTAGGCTTCTACCCTACGAATGAGGGTTCGATTCCTTCAGGCGAGGCCAAGAGATGTTGGGCTGATAGCTTAATGGTAAAGCAGCCGACTCATAATC